GCTAGCACTCATGAGCCAACCCAACCTTTAATTACTAAAGATGAGTAAGCTTTGACTTCTCTTGGTGCGAAGTGTTGCAGTCTAATGTCTGCCATTACTTTATCGCCTTTGAGAATGCCAATGACTTGCTTTCTATCTTTAGTGATAGTTGCATCAACCATGTTGACATCTGACCAATGCTTAAAAGTTCTAGGAACTCCAAAGCCTTGATCTTTCATTATGAGATTATTATTAATCTCACGCCTTACTTCTGACTTCAACTGTTTCAGAATTTTATCGCACTCCAGAAAGTCTCTGACTTCTTGAGTCCTTGATAGTTTCAACTGATGTTGGGTCAGTTGGTTTATTTGGTCTAATTTTTTCATAATTGTTTTTCCAAATTGTCAGTTGTCATAATGTTTGGATATTTAATTACCAACTGAACTACGTTCAGTATATAGATTTATTAAACACTTTGCAACATTTGTTATACATTAATTTACATACATGATTATAAGCTTGGGTCTCTATTGGGTCGCATCCCATTTTTTTGCAGCTTTTTTTTGCTGACCCCCACCCCCACGATTAGGGGGGTATGTGTTATATGTAGTGCTAGTAAAATAACAATAAACACAAACAATCAGCAAAAAATTAGTTTTGGGACCCCTATTGAGGTACCATATTTGCAATGGAGAGATTGAAAGTAATTCCAATCACTTTGAAAGTAGCAAATGAATTTATAACTAACTTCCACAGACATAACAAAAAAGTTGTGGGTTGTAGGTTTTGTTTAGGCGCAGAGTTTAATGATAAACTTGTTGGTGTTGCTATCGTTGGTAGGCCAATCGCTAGAAAATTAGATGATGGCCTTACAGCAGAAGTAACTAGAACATGTGTTTTAGATGATGCACCAAAAAATGTAAATTCATTTTTATATGGAAAGTGTTGGAGAGTTTGGCAACAGATGGGAGGTAAGAGGATGCTTACCTATACTCTGCAATCAGAATCTGGTTCAAGTTTAAAAGGAGCTGGATGGAAAGTTTTGGGAGAAACTAAGAAATGGAAAGAAGGCAAAGGCTGGACAACTAGAGAAGGAAGTGAATGGCAAGCTGTAACAGGAGAGCTAAAATTTAGATGGGAAAAGAATTCCTAGGTCATGTTTCAGATGACTCTCTCAAAGAGATAGTCGCTATACAAGATCGCATAAAAAAATTAGATACCAGCGGCAAAGCTAAGAAAGACTTCATCCACTACATCAAAAATGTATGGGACGGCTTCATCGAAGGCGAACACCACAAGCTCTTCGCCAAAAAGCTCGAAGCTGTAGCCAACGGCAAATGCAAACGCCTAATCGTTAACATGCCCCCACGTCATACCAAATCTGAGTTTGCTTCGGTTTACTTCCCTAGCTGGATCATGGGCCTGAAGCCTGACATGAAAATCATGCAGACCACCCACACCGCCGAACTCTCGGCAAGGTTTGGCCGCAAGGTGCGTAACCTGATGGACACCACTGAGTACAAGCACATCTTTGAGAACGTGAGCCTATCGGCTGATTCTAAGTCGGCGGGTCGCTGGGAGACGAGTCACGGCGGCGAATACTTTGCTGCTGGAGTCGGTGGCGCGATTACTGGTCGAGGTGCGGATCTGCTAATTATTGACGACCCCCACTCTGAGCAAGATGCCCTTTCGCCCACTGCGCTTGAGTCGGCTTATGAGTGGTACACCTCCGGTCCGCGTCAGCGTTTGCAACCGGGCGGTGCCATTGTGATAGTCATGACTAGGTGGAGCACGCTTGATTTGACTGAGAAGCTCTTGAGACGCATGGGCGAAGATCACTCAGACCAATGGGAAGTCTTGGAACTCCCTGCCATTTTAGAAAGCGGCAAGCCTTTGTGGCCTGGTTTTTGGAAGCTCGAAGAACTTGAGTCAGTGAAAGCTTCTTTGCCGGTGGCCAAGTGGAACGCCCAGTACATGCAAAACCCTACCTCTGAGGAGGGGGCTTTGATTAAACGTGAGTGGTGGCAGATATGGGAGCACGATGATCCACCCCCTTGTTCGTACATACTCCAGTCTTACGATACCGCTTTTAGTTCTAAGCAGACTGCTGACTACAGTGCCATTACCACCTGGGGCGTGTTTCGGCCGAGCGATGGTGCACCTGAGTCGATTATCTTGCTTGATGCCAAACGTGGGCGTTGGGACTTTCCAGAGTTAAAAACCACAGCTTACGATGAATACATGTATTGGCAACCGGATACTGTCTTGGTAGAATCCCAAGCAAGTGGTACGCCTTTGACCCATGAGTTGCGGATGATGGGAATCCCGGTGGTGAACTATCGACCTACCAAAGGCAGAGATAAAGTTACTAGGGTGCACTCAGTGTCACCTGTGTTTGAAGCTGGTATGGTGTGGGCTCCAGAAGCTATTTATGCAGATGAAGTCATGGAAGAATGTGCAGCCTTTCCGTATGGCGAAAACGATGATTTTGTAGATTCGACAACACAGGCTATACTAAGATTTCGTCAAGGTAACTTTGTGCGATTGGCAACTGACGAAGAGGATGAAGAGCCAATCCCTAGACAACGGATTTATTATTAGAGGCCAAGATGTCGAAAAAGAAAAAGTTCATAGATTCAATGAAAGATGTTTCAAAGAAAACTGCTGATAGAATTAGAACAGGAAAAATTAAAATAAAGTCTGACGATCCAGATATACAAAAAGCTATTGACAAAGAGTTTCCACCATTGAAGCCGGTAAAGAAAATGGCTGGCGGTGGCATTGCCATCAAAGGCCTTGGTAAAGCATTTACAGGAAAAAGATAAATGGCAACAGTAGATAAAGCAATCACCATTGAAGATCAAGTTGATCTTAAAGTTAGAGACAGATCCAAAGAGATGGAGATTGAAGTTGATGTTCAAGAAGAACAACCAGAGCTCGATAACTTTGAAGAACTAGAAGATGGCACTCTAGTCTTTGGTGCAGTCGCACCCCCACTAGATAACACAGATTTCTATGCTAACTTGGCTGAAGTTATTGACAGCCAAGAGCTCAATGTAATTAAGAATGATCTCATGGACAGTGTTGAGTCTGATAAAGATTCACGCAGCGATTGGGAACAAACTTATCGTGATGGCCTAGAGTACCTTGGCATGAAGTACGAAGAAAGGTCACAACCATTTGAGGGTGCAAGTGGGGTGATGCATCCTCTGTTGGCAGAGTCTGTAACTCAGTTCCAAGCTCAAGCTTACAATGAGATCTTGCCATCGCAAGGCCCAGTCAAAACTCAAGTCATAGGTATGACAAACCCTGAGACAGAACAACAAGCATCACGCGTGCAAGAGTTTATGAACTATCAGCTCATGCAAGTGATGAAAGAGTATGACTCTGAAACCGATCAGATGTTGTTCTATCTACCACTGAGTGGTTCAGCTTTTAGAAAAGTTTATTACGACCAAAATGTTAATCGAGCTGTTTCTAAATTTATTCCAAGCGAAGATTTGATTGTGCCCTATGGTACGACTGACTTGCACAGTGCCAATAGAGTAACTCATGTGGTGAGCATGTCCATGAATGATGTGCGCAAGTTACAGCAAGTAGGTTTTTACAAAGACATAGATATCAGTGATGACAGTTATAACGCTGATGAATATGACGATGTGCAAGAAGAGATAGATGATATTCAAGGCATCAAGCCTAGCTATGGCGATGATGACATGTGTCAACTCCATGAGATTCACACTGATTTAGATATCACTGGCTACCAAGACATGAACGCTGAAGGTGAAGAGACAGGCATCAAACTGCCTTACATCGTTACCATTGCTGATGACAAAGTTTTATCTATCAGAAGAAACTACAAGCAAGAAGATCCACTCAAACAAAAAATTAATTACTTTGTGCATTACAAGTTTTTACCAGGCCTAGGTTTCTATGGCTTTGGTTTAACGCACATGATCGGAGGCTTATCGAAAGCCTCAACCTCAATCTTACGACAATTAATCGATGCAGGCACATTATCCAATTTGCCAGCAGGGTTTAAGGCTCGTGGGATTCGTATTCGCAATGACGATCAACCTTTACAACCTGGCGAGTTCCGTGACATGGACGCTCCGGGAGGAAGTTTGCGAGACGCCTTCGTACCGCTACCGTTCAAGGAACCTTCTCAAACGTTACTTTCTCTCCTGGGAATCCTTGTCGATAGTGGAAGGCGTTTCGCTTCGATTGCTGATTTGCAAGTGGGCGATGCCAATGCCAATGCACCAGTAGGCACAACGGTTGCCTTGCTTGAGCGTGGCACGAGGGTTATGTCTGCAATTCACAAACGTTTGCATTCAAGTCAGCGCATAGAGTTTGAACTCCTTGCGCAAGTCTTTGCTGAGTATTTGCCACCAGACTATCCATACATGACAGCCAATGGCAATCAAGTTATCAAGCAAACAGACTTTGATGAGCGTGTGGATGTCTTGCCGATCTCAGATCCAAATACTTTTTCTATGTCTCAAAGAGTCATGATGGCTCAAGAGTTACTTAGAACAGTACAAAGCAATCCAGAGATTCATGGCCCCAATGGTATTCACGAAGCTTACAGAAGAATGTATGCATCGATGGGTGTGCAAAACATAGAACAGTTATTGCCACCACCCCCACAACCACAACCCATGGACCCTGCAAGTGAGAACGCAGGTTTAATCTCTGGTATACCGCAACAAGCTTTTGCAGGCCAAGATCATGACTCTCACATTAATTCACACATGTCTTTGTATGGAACCATCACCGCACAAACCAATCCAGCGGTGCTGTCTTTGATACAGTCACACATTTACCAGCATGTATCTTTTAGAGCTTCTGAAATCGTTGACCAACAAAATGCTCAGAATCCAGAGTTCCAAGCAATGCTACAGCAAATCAGTATGTTGCCACCGGAAATGGCCATGGGCTATCAGCAACAACTACAGGATTCTGTGGCTCGTGATGTGGCCGCAGTGGTATCGCAGTTGACTGAACAAATCAATCAAATGTTTATGCCACCTCCGCCAATGCCAGATCCACTGGTAGAATTAAGGGGCAAAGAACTAGACATTAAAGCTGATGATGTACAACGCAAGCGTGAAGAGTTTGTGCAACGTCAACAGTTTGATGCAATGCGAGTCATGCAAAACAAAGATCTTGCAGAGCAAAGACTAGCAATCCAACAAGAAATTGCTATGATGAAAGATGCTATTGCTCGTGAAAGAATCGAACAACAGAATCAATTTAAAGCAATGGATATCATGCGAGGTAACAAATGAGTTCAGTTAGACAAAAAATGGCAGCAGTTAACAAGGCTGCAATGAAAGAAGAAGAGGCAAAATTAAATGGCAATCAACCGATCATCAATGAGGATGCAAGTAACGAAGCCGAAAAGGTCGAGAAAAAAGCTGTTAAAAAAACAGTCGCTAAAGTTAAAAAAACTGAAGCTAAAGCCAAAAAAACTAAAGCTGTCGTTAAGACTAAGGCCAAGGTAATTAAGAAGGCAGTTAAAAAGAAAAAATAACATGCCTCTAAAAAAAGGTAGCAGTCGGAAGACAATATCTGCTAACATAAGTGAATTAACACGCAGTGGCAAGAAACAAAAGACTGCCATCGCGATTGCTCTACAAGCAGCAAGAAAAAGTAAAGGTAATAAAAATGGAAAAAGTAAAAGGCGTTAAAACAAGCGTAACCATCAAAGACCAAGGCACTGTAAACTACAAGCAAGTAGAAAGTATGCCAAACCCAGGCGCACCTAAACCATATGGCAAAGGTAAATCTCGTGGTGGAGGAGCTGCTTTAAGAGGCACTAAGTTTAACGGAGTTTCTTAAATGGCAATTGGTGATGCAATGGTTGCACCTGCTGGTTTACAAAATCAGATGTATGGTCAACCAACCAGAGTTCCCGGATACGATCAAGGCTTAAGTCAAGCACCTGGACAAATGGCATTACCACCAGAACCCATGCCGATAGGCAGACCCACAGCAGTTGTGGGTGGACCAGCATATTTTACCCCCCAAGGCTACAATGCCCCACCCCAGCCCACACAAGCTTTCATGCCAACTGATGTAAGACCTGATCCAATTGGGCAACAGTTCATGCGTCAAATGGAAAGCCCAATGGGTCAACAGTTTCAACAACAGTACGAAGCAACGCAAGCTCCAATAAGAGAAGCTGAAGCAGCGGCTCGTGCTGAAGCGCAAGCAGCTCAAGATGCAAGATTCC